TGAACAGCATTGACCAATCCTTGAGCTGCCTGGAGCTTGACCATTGTCTGGACCAAAGCCTCTGATTCTGTTCCTGTCAAAGCAATGGCTGATTGAACTCCTTGGAATGCAGCTGCTCCTGTCTCAATTCCAGCAAGAGCTGTGTCCAGCTTCACTGTGTCTGATGCAAGGGCCGTTGTTGCTGCTCTCAGATCTCCAATGGTGTCCTTGAGCTCACCAGCATTCTCAATGGCTTGTTGCCCAACAGGAGAGGTCTGACCAGCTTGTGCTGCCAAGGTCTGATATTCCTTCATGAGCTTGGTCATGTCACGCATGCTCAAGCCTCCAGCCTCAAGTCTCTCATTGAGCTCCTGGAGCTTAGCCTCAAAGCTGTCCATCCCAGTTTGCTGAGATGCCGTTGTCTGAGTCTCTTTGAGATCCTTGTTCAGATTCTGTACAGCTTGGTCAAAGTTTTGAACATCCTGTACAGAGTTGCCTGTATCAACTCTCAGTGTGAATACCGCTTGTTTATCTGCCATTATTCAAAAGGTGGTGGTGTTGGTTTCGGCTCATAAGGAATCAAAGGTAAGTCCTTGACCCAATCAAAAGACGGATTAACATTCTGTTGCATTTCCTCTTGGCTTATTACCCAATTATCATTAACATCCTGAATAGGATTGAAATAAGAATCTGGTGCATACCATTGCCCTACTAATTCGTCTTTTTGTACTTCTGTTAATAGTCCTACTTGTATCATACGTTTCTACTTAGAGTTGTTTGAAATGCATTTACTGCTGTTGTTAAATCAGTCATATTTTGACTTGTAAAGCCATCACCAATACTTGCAAAGGCTAATTCTTTTGTATCAAAAAAGTTAGGGTTTACTCCTCCTAATTGCATAACATTTGTAGACAATGAATTGCTATTTTGATTAAATGTAGTTTGTGTTCCTCTTATGCTTAGGTTGATTTGTGTACTTGAGTTTCTATTTCCTATAAATAAACCTCTTGAATCTGAACTTGCTGTGCTTGAACCTGTTGGGTTATTTACCCTTAAAAACGCCAGACCACCACTTCTTAACCACATTGAAACTTCAGCATTTGCACCTCCTGTTAAATTACCAATAGACGGAGCAACTCTATCCACATTAGTTCTTGAATAAACTGAAACGTGCGTACTATTTAACCCAAGTGTTCCTTGTGCAGTTAATTTAGTATCAGCCCATCCATTAATACCATTAGGTGTCGCACCCGTACTTGAATGAGTCCATCCACCATTAAATACTAATCTAAACGCAGCATCCAAATCTCTCGGGTCTTTTAAGTTCCATTTATGTGTTGAGGCAGTACCACCTACCATTGGATATAAGGCTTTCATTTTAGTCCAAATAGAATACCCTTTTAAATCTACTACTAATTGATTAATAGCACTCTGTTGAGTAGGGTCAGTTATTGAAGCCGCTGTTATGAATGCTTGTGCATCGGCATCTACTGAACTTGTAGGAACTATCGTATTTGAATCAGCAGTTGCACTACCTACAAAGTTTGTAGCAGTTACCACACATTTTATATTTTGACCTACGTCAGCTAAAACTAAAGTATAAGTTGAATTTGTAGCACTTGTAATATTGTTTCCGTCTCTTTTCCATTGATATGTGTAAGTAGGTGAACCGCTCCAAGTACCTGTTGAACAAGTCAGCGTTTGTCCTTCTTGAGCAGTACCACTTAACGCAGGTGCAACCGAGTTAACAGGAGCATTACCGCCGTCAATATCCGTTACTCCACTCCAAGAATCTAAATGCGATTTTCCCCAACCAGTAGAATTATTAGCACCCTGCCCCCAACCTATCGAATTATTTACAGAGCCATCGCCCCATCCGTTGCTATTTGCCATTTTATTAAGTTGTTAAATCTCCGTATAAATACCATTCGTTTGTGCCACGTTTAAACAACGTAGCTACTGAATATTGTCCTGTAGTTTTATCTTTTCCGCCCTGCGTTCTTATTGTTACACCTACAGCACCTGATATAGTTGTTTGCCCTGTTCCTAATTGTGTAACGTGTATTTCAGTTCCTATAGGAAAAGCCACACTTGCATTCGTTGGAACTGTCAACGTATTAGCACTTGAAACTTCCATTTCTACATAGTGATGTGCATCGCCTAAAACTAAAGTGTAACTTGCACTTTCCTTATTAATATCCCAATTATGAATTTCGGAACCTAAAACATATTTAGAAGCAAAAGAACCACCGCCAGTATCTTGAGCAATCGCAAGTCTATCGGAAGCAACTAAATTACTTCCCTTCGCTGTTAATTGACTTATCTTTACATTTGCCATTTTCTATTTTTTTTAAGTAAAGTTTTAACTTCCTTACGTTTTCTTCCTTTGGTTTGTACTGCTTTATAAAACCCATCCTGTAAAATTTGTGTCCGTGTTTGGATACATATCCCCATTTGAATTGCTATTGTATTCAGGGAATAAGTTATTATTAAAACTAATATAGTCTATAAATCTTTGCGTGTAGTGTTGCGCTATTTGACGTTCTTTTTCTAATAAGAAGTCTATTTCGTCTTTTACTACGTTTTCCGCATTCTCCGAACTATGCTTATAAACGCCTTTATTAGCGATTGTGTAAGCAGCAAAAGGCATATATTCAACCATAGCCCAGTGTATCAACATCGGCTTTATATAAGTTTCTACAAGCGTTAAATAATCGCCTGTTAGTGTACTTGCGATAATATCAGCTTTTATTTTGTTTAGTAAGTCAGTTCCTAAATAGCCTTGAATATGAATGTCTTGTGCTATCTTAATGAACTGAATAAATTTATCCGTGTCTACGTTGCCATTTACAGCAGTAAACCGTACCAAATCGTCACGTGTTATAAGTAGTGCTTCAGCCATTTGATTCTTGTTTTTCTTTTAACATTCTTCCACCTGTATTTGGATTATTAGGACTAAAACCATTCAAAGGCAAGTTGTTAGGATATATCGAAACTTCATAAGGATTCGTTACTTTGTAGCCTCTTATTTCAGCTGCCCTCGTTCCTATTTCTTGATAGCCTTTTTCTATTTGATTTAAGTCAAGCATATACGTAACACGTTCCCATTTATGATGGCATCTTGCACCGCCTTTGAACCTGAATATATCGTAAGTATTTGCGCCAAACTCACCCCAACCTGGATTTACTGCCCTTCTACTCATTTCGTCAATATCCTCTTTTCTAAACAACCTGTCTTGTTTTGCCATCATAGCTTTGCAAAAATCCCTATCAGGAATTTTGTTACCGTTGTATCTATAACGCACTTTGAAGTATCTTAAATCACTTACTTTTTTGTCCTGTACGGACTTTTGTTTAGGATTTGGATTACCTGTTTGAATTAAGTTAATTAAACGACTTAAAATCGTGTTATTTGCGCTTAAATTAGCTTCTTTGTTTATAAGTTCTAAATCTAATTCTTCTTCGTTTTCCGAAACTTCTCTTTCGTCTACTAAAATCCATTCTTGTCCAAGTTGATTATTATCCACTTCGGATAGTATTTCTTCTAAATCCGTGTTTACGTTGAATTGTAAACTCAAAGAAGTAGCGTCTGCACCTGTTTCCTCTACGACTTGTTCTTGTGTTTGTGCGTTTTCTAAATCTACAAACTCCAAAGGCTTCAGCGTTCTAAAATACAACTTCAAAGACACGCCATTATACGCTAATATTTCGTCAAAAGCATCTAATAGAATTTCTTGCATAGGTCTAATAACCATATTGTCGAATAACACAAAGCTATTTTGTAACTCGTCTGCATTCGAACTAAATCCATTTGAAGAAGTTACACCGAATAAAAGTGGACTTGTAACATTATGCCCTAACATTATCTTACGTAAACACTCATCACTTAACGTATTATACAAGTCAGGCGCATCGTTTACTGGCATTGAATCTACTGAAGTTTTACTTTCAGCATTGTTATTAAACGCTATAATTACTTTTTCGCCTTTAGTTCCTGTTAATTGATTTAATACTTGTTGTTTAATAAGTAATTGTTGTTCTTCGGAAGGCACTCCGTTGTTAAAGTTAATTACTGCCCTTCCTGAAAAGCCGTTATTCACTTCATTTATTAAGTAAGTAGCGATGTCTTCTTCAAGTTCAGCGTATGGAAGCGCCCCGTGATAATCCACATAACTATAATACTTCATCCCTACTGAATAAGGCCTAATAAACATTATTTCGATAGGCTCGTTAGAATGTCCAAAAGCAGGTATTCTTTTTGGCGTAAAGTTTCGTAAGTCCTGCCAATTATCACAATAGTAATAGGCTTCTATTTCGCCTTTATCGTTACACTTTTCCGCTCTTAATAATTGCACTGGAACGTGATATACTTTAGAAATCTTTTTCCTGTCTTTAGAATAAATAACTTGTACGGCACATTGTCCTAACATCTTTAAGTCGCTTACTAAATGACGAACGCAATCCTTACTGAATAAAGCCATCATTTGTGCATACTCGTTAGGCTTTTTAGAAGCATCTACGGCATTTAATCCTTTTCCGTATACTAACCTGCAAATGTTATTTATAATAGCGTTATTCGTAGTAGAATTTGTATATCTATCAATTAAATACTGATAGTAGTTGTTTTCTTCTCCGTATTCTACCCAAGCATCTCTTTTAGATTCCTTTATTTCAGGTCTTGAATATTCGCTTAATTTAAGAACGTGTATATTACTCATAAACTATAAAATCGTTACTTGTAGAATTTGAAGTGTATTGTCCGTTGTTTACGCTAAACGTCACTACAGGTTGGTTAGTACAAAATATTTTATCCTTATAAACTACGTCTAATCCGTCTTTTAGTACCAAGTTATAGAAATGTCCTTCCGTTAGGTCAAAAGTCGCTGTAATCGTGTCTATGTAATCCCCTGTAGTATTCGAGTCAATCGTTACTTCTATCGCTACGTTTGTTTGGTCGTCAGTCAAGAACATAGAATCGTAAACTTGGCTTCTTGGAATAAAGCTAAAAGTTTGTGCGTCGTTTGTTTCTTGTAAGACTATCATAATATATTAACTTTTAATTCGTGTTTTTGTTTCACAAATAAAAAAAGCCACTCCCGAAGAAGCAGCTTTTTACACCTATGATGGAAAAGAAATTACGAAGTTACTATTGTAGCATCTACAGCACCTGAAGTAGCGAACAAAGTAGCTAATCCACTTTCATCCGAACACTCCAAAAAGTTGGCAGGGCTAACCTCTTGCGCTGTGAACGTCAAAGAATATCCGTTGAAATCTCCTAAAGCAGTTCCTGAAGAAACAGTACCACCAGTTACGTCAGCACCTTGAGTTAATCCCATAAGGAAAAATTGGTCAGTCATAGTTCTAACAACAATTCTTGGTCTACCAAAAGCTAACAATTTTACGTTCTTATGTGTAGCGTAATCTTGTCTTTTCAACTGAATTGACAACGCTTGTTCAAAGAATGTAGTTCCGTTTTCACGGCTTGAATTAATAGTTGTTTCAAAGCTATTAGTTCCTTTTAATTCGTATTTGTATAAGGACAACGCAGAAGCAGGTTGCCAAGTTTCGATAACATCCGTGTTAGTAGCGTCATAAGTAAGACCGCTATCAGGCGTTAAATCGTCGTAGTTTATGAAGTATATAGCTTTAAGACCTGAAACTGAATCTTTACATTGCTCTATCCTTCCATTTGTAATATCACAAGACATTTTATTTAAGTTTTAAAAGTTTAACAAAAAAAAAGGTGGTGTATTTTCCACCACCCTTTTACAACAGTTTTCAGTTATTAGTTAGCAGAGTTTACAATTCCGTATGTAACCATATCTTCAGCGAAGCCGTATTTAGCATCTGCAGTATATCGCATAATGATTCTTACATTTTCACTTCCGTCAAGGTCAGCCATATCCAACACTTTAACTTGGTTCATATCATTCAATACACCTGTCGCAAAGTGTAAGTTAGATACCGTAGTAGCGATAGCTGTGTTATTAGCCATACCATTCGCCATAAATACAGCGATTCCGTCAAAGTAAACATCCCCTAATACTTGGTTAGTTCCTTTGTTGTCATATCCGTTAGCACCTACACCTGAAGAAGCAAATCCACCCAAAGCACGTACATACGCTTTATAGATGTTTTGTGCAACGTAAAGTTTCAAGTCAGATTGTCCGTACATTCTCGCAGGGATAGCGTCTACCAATTTACCTAATTCAGTTACAGCATTTGAAGCAGTTACAGTAGTTCCTGTTACCTCTTGTGCAGCTGGTAAGTTAGCATCAGCAGCGATTTGTGTAGAAATACCATCGAATTGTCCTGCAGTTGCGTTAGTACCTGTCCAAATGATAGACTCATAAGAAGAAGCTACTTTTTCAGCAACGTGTGCGATTAAGAAATCACTGAAAGATTTAGGAAGCGTATCAAATGCAGAATATCCCATTTCAGCAGCTTGCCAAGTTGAATGAAAATCTTTTTTACAAAGTTGTAAATTCACTTGGAACTCTTCAGGAGCTAAAACTCTTTCAGTTAAAGTGATTGTGTCAGTAGCAGTAAAATCACAAGAAGCGTTTGCAATCAAAGATGTAGTACCTACCTTTTGAATAACTTGTTTGTATTTTACATTTGGGTGGATAGTCATCCCCCCTTTTTCTAAAGTTGGTGCAGACAATAAAGCTGCAGCAATGTACTTACCTGCGAACTCGCCAGCATAAGTAGTTGTAATTGACGTTGTAGTTGCCATTTTGTTAATTTAATTTAGTTAATATTATTTATTTAATTTGTTTAAGATTGTGTCCATAGTAGTCTTACCCTTTTTAGTAGCGAATTTAAAATGTTCTACTTTTTGAGTGTTTTCAGGATTAAATACTATTGGTTCAGTTTCCGAAAGTTCTACTTCGATTGCTTCGTCTTTTTCTACGTTTTCAACTTTAGACAAAGTTTCTAATTTCGCTTTCAACTCTTCGTTTTCTTTTTTAAGTTCTTCCATTTCAGTAAAGAATGTTTCTTTAACGATTGATTCAACTGTCTTTTTAATAGTTTGTGCAGGTTCGTTAGACATTTCTTGTTCTACTTCGGCTGGTTCTTGTGCAGGTGCTTCAGGCATTTCCTCTTCTTCTTTTACTTGTTTCATTTCTGAAATAACGCCTTCTTCTACTACTACCATTATTCTTCCGTCTTGCATTTCGTATTCTCCTACAGGAACTGGAATCTTTTGTTCGTCTTCCGTTACGACTACTACGTTGTTATCAGCTTCGAATGCGTCTGCTTCTACTTTAGTAACTCCGTCAGCCATTAACATCTGCTCAAGTTTAACTTCCATTCCGAGAAGTTCTCTTACTTTGTTTAGTATTTGATTTGTTTTCATTTCGTGTTTATTTAATTTTGCCATTTATAATAAAGACCTACTTCTTTTTGTGCCGCTTCAATAGCAAAATACAATTTATCTAAATCATTATAACCTGTAATTCCTTTGCTATCTACACCTAATCCTTTTGCAGCAGCATCTGCTTTGTCTAATATTGTTCCTATTTTTGGTAGTATTGCATTTGCCTTTTGAACATTTTTTTCGGAAGCAACAGCTACTTTATCTGCATTTGCTTTCGCAGCAGCGATAGCTTTATCGGCATTTTGCAAAACAGGTTTGTCAGCTTGTAATGTCTTTAAAATTGCAGTTGCATCACCGAGCATTTTAGCTATATCGTCAACTATAGCTAATTCTACTTCGTGTTTTGCTAATTCAGTTTTGTCTTCTTGTTGCAAGTCTGCTAACTTCGAAAAGACGGATTTCATTGTATTCATAACTTATTAACTTATTTAATTATTACTTGTTCCATTTTTAGCCGTTAGAACTTATTATAGTTCGTGTTTCGTTAGTGTTGTTTACGCTTCCAGTAGTTTGATTTACTAAACTTCCTATTCCCTGTGCTTCTAAACTTCCGTCGCAACATTTACTTGAGTATGTTCCGTCTTTGCATAGGCATCCACGTTTACCACTTTTTGGACTTGTTTTACTTGGTGTCTTTTTCATCCTTGACCTCTATTTAGTTTAACGTATCTTTTGCTTGTTTTTAGTTTAGAACTTTTAGCGTGTTGCTTTGGTCTTTTCTTTCGTGTTTTTCTAAGAAAGTTATTTGCTGCTTGTTTTTTCACTAAATTTTAATTTTTTCAACTGCTTTTGCATATTTACCAGCTTCAATCACATTTTTTGGTAAAGTAATCCCTAAAGATGAACTCATTTTTAACATATTATCGTATTCAAATGAAAACCTCGCAGCTGCATTAATAGCCGCATTTATTTTGCC